CTAGGACTTGCCAATTAAGGCACCGTTTTAACAGTAGGAGTGATTGTTAAACAACCCCAGCCCCCAGGGGCACGCGTGTGATGAGTCACAAACCGCGTAAATCGGTCTTAGACCGGGTCCATATCTTCGGGACCCAGGACGAAATCGTCCTCGGTACTTAAACCGGCCAGCCACGTTTTAACGGACTGGGCTATGAGTAACTCATGCGTCTGCTTAGTTTGCACGACGTGGTCTAAACGACCAATGTCCACATTTAATGTGGGTCCCATGGCAAGAAGGGCACCTGAGGTGATCCCCCCATGGACTAAGGTCATTGACCTTTGGCCTACAGACCAAGAAAGATCTTTCATCTTTGGTACTTCAAGTACCTCTTTACCCTCAAAGAGGGAGCGTCCATGCACTTCGATGCCAAACGCTTTCCGGCAATCGCGCCAGAAAACCTTAAGGTTTGTCAGATATTTCTGAAGACTTAAAGTCTCGGGGACAACTTGTCCTGTGAGGAAGGCTTTCCCAAACATTAGGAACCTCTCCCACTGATCGAACATTGAGTCGATGGGTATAAACCCGTGTGCATCAAGCACATGTTGCAAAGCAACCTTGACCTGTGTTTTACCGGTCACAGGGCTTACATCAAGTCCAATGGACTTGCCTGCCCCGTACGTATAATACGTTAGGACAGAGTCCAAGCTATAAAGCTTCGAGGTATCCTCGGGGTCAAAGGCCTGCGACAGCTCCGGGTCGCCAAGCTTAAGCCTTGTCCAAAGTCTGGACATATCGGGAAGCGCCATCCTCCTCTTTCGGCGTGCCGATACCGACTTAAGTCGGTGGAACCAGAGGATGTACTCTGGAAACGGACATTCCGTTAGGTACTTAAAGAACCCTAACTCAAAGTTAAACATCCGAAGGATGAAGTCCTCAGGGACAGGGATACCAATCCCTCCCAAACTTGATGGGAAGTAGATCTGAGATCTTAGGAATTGTTTCCAGAGGCGGTGTTCGCCTGCCAGATTTTTCTGTAGTACATAATTGTACAAGCCTAAGGCCATCACCGGCACACCACCGTATTCGGTATTGGTGTCCCGGTACCACTCAATTTGAGTGTAGAGCATAGCTCCCTTCCCAATTAGGGAACTCCGATTATCGGAGTGATACCGCGTCGAAGCGGTAAGAAGCCTAGGCTTCAGGATGTCAAGATAGTGACATCGGGTCGTACCGGCCCGCCTTTCAAGGAAGACATGGTTCTCAGCAAGAATACCATGAACACAGGATTCTGTGTCTTTCCCAAGGGAAAGCTTACCATTTGTAATGGTATACAGATTACGTGTATAGGCCCCAAGGCCAGGCACCATTGCCAGACGCATTACGTCGTCGCCAATAATGGCATCGTACGACAACTTAAAGTAGTCGGACGTAAGAGGAAATCCTCTCAGCTTAAAGGCTGTGAGTGGCAAAGCCACTCGGGTCGCAAGGGCCCAGGAGCTAATCTCCTGTGTACAAAGGTTGTACAATGTCAAAGACATAAAGCTCATGGGTTCGCCCATGAAGGACCCACAAGCCTGGGTAAATGATTTACCTTCGTATTCAATACGATGGTTAGGTATAACCAGCCCTTGAAGGGCGAGTAGGGGAGTCCTACCCCAGGCCCTAAAGGCCGAGCTCCAAAGGTGACGGAGCAAATCCATAGGGATCAGGTCTGTCGATCGAGACAGATCCGTGTTTATAACACTGTCAAAGACCATTGGGGTCTTTGCTAGTTCCTTGCGAACTACCTTTAAAAGGTTCCATAGTACATATGCGGACTTAAGTCCTAGACCCACACGAGGGTCGGCGGAAAAAATATCCGCGACTATATGGCGTAAAGACGCCTGCAATATAGTCAACCAAGCAGGATTCTTGGTAAGGCTTCGTGCCTTAAAGCCGGGTTCGGCTAGTACCATTAAGGTACATGGGATTTCTTTATCCTGAACCCAGATTTGGGTTTTACTTTCAGTAAAGAGGGGTGACCCCTCGACCCATGAAGGGTCTTCAAAGTGGCCATAGGCCAAGGACTGAGTCCATGCCCAAAGGCATACTATGTCCCCGAGTCCCTCATTCACATGGGAGCCGACGGCATAGGAAACCGAATCATCGGTTGGCCCTTGGGCCTCATCGTCAAACGTTGTGACTTCAAAGTCAAGGTGTACCTGAAAATCGGCACACGGGAACCGAAGTTTCTGTTCCGGGTCCATCCCCTTATAGAGGGTTAGACCCCATGGTTCATCCATGCGGCGCATAGACCGTAGAAAGTCAATCAGGTTTTCGCCCCGACGGGGATTACCCGTCCGGACACCTGACCAAACCTTCCGACCATAAGGGTCGTAGAGTGGAATACCCTTGGCCAAGATAGGCCAGTCCTTCAACACATCGTCCATAGGACGGAGTGCAAAGGCATTGACTGAGTCAATGACGAATTTCGCCATACCACCATCTTCAGTGGTAGCCTCGTAACAGGCAGATGCGGATATGCTCACATGGGTGAACAGCCGCGGCTTTGAAAGCCGAGAGAAAATATTCTCTGCGGCTCTGCCGTATACGGGAATAATTCCCCTGTCGTACTTAGGACGACGTGACAATATGTCACAGGTCTCTTGACCTTCTGCTTTCAAAACCTCCTTGGGAGGAGGAGGGAAAGCTCTGCCAAACCCTGCCATTTGGGCTAGACAGAAAACATTATGTTTTGTTCCTTCAAGGAGCCATGGCTTACGCCATTTCGATAGACAACCATCGAACCAGCCTAGGATTTGAAGATCTCCGTTCGGCTGGCAGGGCATCATGTCCAAGACCTGAGGTCTTTCAGCGGCCATATTAAACGAGCCGTAGTAGGTAATCCATTTACCTAGAGCCTTAAGGTTCTTGATGGCACTAACCATCAGTGGTGCAACCACATGTCCTTTGGGATCAAAGGATAGCTTTTTGAAGCACTGGCCGAAGAACCAGTATTTGTATTTTAATACAGCCCTAAACAGGGCCAGATCTGATTCCCACCCTTCGGTGGCGGTTAGATCGGGGTGCAAAAGCACCGTGAAGGCAAAGGCCCTCCATGCATATAGCACGCGGTCGTATAGACTAAGGTTTGAAACCTCGCCCCATTTTCCCTTGGGGTCAGCCAAAATTTGGTTTGGGAGATTATCCCAGAGGATATTCCTCACGAAGATATCCCTATCTTCAACACAGAGAGTGTTAAGTATATCATACTTCCGCTTGTCGCGGTGGACCACGCAGGAATAGCCCTGGAAGGTCGAGGCCTTATAGACCTCATCGCCTAATAAAAGGCGAGTGCATATTTGCACAAGAGCTACGCTCTGGAGGGACCCAAAGGTCCGGCGAAATTGAATTTCGAACTCCGAGTCACTCATGACAAAGAGTTTAAGC